TTGGTGTCCAATTTGTGTAAATAAAACCGAGAAAAAATTATATGAACAACTATTACAATCCTATCCAAATATTATTTCACAGTTTCGCGCGGATTGGTGTAAAAGTCAAATTACCAGTCACATTCTTCCATTTGATTTTGTATTGGAAGAGCAAAAGGTTATTATTGAGTTAGATGGACCGCAACATTTCATTCAAGTCAGTAATTGGAAAACACCGGAAGAACAATTTGAAAATGACCAATACAAAGAAAAATGTGCGAATGAAAATGGTTATTCTATAATAAGAATTATTCAAGAAGATGTATGGAATGATACATATGATTGGTTTGATGATTTAATTCAAAATATTATTAAAATTACAAGTGAACATACAATACAAAATATTTATATGGGCAAGAAAAATGAATACAATAACTTTAATTAGTGTAGTAGAAAATAAGATAAAATTGAAATAAATAGACTTGTGGATAACTGTAATATATAATACACCGTATTTACGTTATGCCCGAGTTCACGCGCGATTTGGATGAGTTGGTTTGTCATTTCAAGTCGCAAAAGGTCCATTTAACATTACATTTGGAGAAAAATTACCGAGAGAATATCCATTATATAAAATCACGAGTTACTGGTGTTGGCGATAATAGAAAACATGGCGGACATAACCGTATCGTATATATGCTCACGGAAGACGCATTTGAACTACTGAAAAACTCATTCAAGTTGAGAAGTAAATACATTGTAGACGTGTCAGATAATGTGAAGTGTGTCAAATTCCCGATGTGTATTGAAGCACAGACTATTGGGTTTATTGAAAATGCGTATCGCGGTTTACGTGCCATGTCGCGTCAGTTCCGAATTGGTCCGTATTTTGCGGATTTGTGCTTCACAGATGATTTCATTGTAGTGGAGTGTGATGAATACGGTCATCACGACAGACCTGCCGCAGAGGAAGTGGCGAGAGAGGACTTCATCAAGAATCAAGGTTACGCAATGATACGATACAATCCGAACCAAGCATGGTTTGATTTGTCTGATGTGTTGAATCGGATAAACATGCGGTTAATGATGCTTTTATAAATGAAAAGCGGTTTTATGAAAGCGGCGGTATTGGATCGCGACCGCTTTTACATTTGAAAAGCGATGTTTATGAAAGCAACGGTAAAATGATTCTTGCTTTTATAAACGAAAAGCAAGAATAATGATTAAAATGATAATTCCGGCAAACCGCTTTGGGATATACCAAAGCGGTTTATATTTAATGCTAATTTCGGCAAATCGCTTGTCATTTTCGGAATCTTACTACTCTAAAATGATGATTAAGATACGCAACTTTCCATCACCACTTGCTCTTCTTCACGTTAATCTTCGGTGCCTTACTGTTTTTCGCAGCATTAGGGTCATACGACTGCTCGCTTTCATCATCAGAACCGAGATTCTTCGATATTTCCCAGAACTCCTTACTGCCGAGCTTGAATGGTCCGTGCTGTTGTGCCTTATACCAGAAGATTTGGTCTTGTAATTTGTTGGATTTCGCGTTGTTGTTGATGACGAGACACTCATAATTCTCGGTGCACTGGTCCATGACCTGACAAAAACTCTCAAATGTGGGGAACATGCCCGCATAATTGTCGTAGATTCGCTTACGATTCGCAATATATGGCTCGCGGAGGATAAAAACGTAGTCGATATTCGTGCGGAGATTTGGAGGGATACCAAGGGGATATTGCATTGTGATGACTAACATTATCTTCCAATGACGCCCGTTCATGAAGAGGAGCCGCATCATCACGTCCTTCGTCCATTTGTTATCATACAGGCAATCATCCAAAACGACAAATGTACGCGGGTCAATGGACGATTTTTTATACGTATCCATTTCCTTTTTCACCTGCTTTAAGACTGCCTTTTGGCGCTTGAGAATATTTTCGATAATGGCGGTATTATACGCATCGTGGATGAATAATTTGGGCACATGGGCGGCGAAGAATCCGTTGCCTGCTTCTGTTCCGGAGATGACCGTGCCGATTGGGATATCTTGGTGATGAAACATCAAGTCCTGAACGAGGAAACTTTTACCGGTATCACGTCGTCCAATGAGAACAATCACGGGCCCCTTGTTTTCATCGGGGCGAAAACTGATCGCCTTCATGTCGAATTTTGCGAGTTCTAAATTCATTATTGTATAATACAAATGTATATTATACATATACGAATTTAAACGAATATCCAAATAGAAGAATGGGGAATAAATCTTCGAAAGTTCATCCAAGTCCAGAAATGACAGTTCCAAATCCTTTAGGTTATCCGTCAGCGTGCACATTAATAACATCTAAAAAACTAGCGTATTATGTTCATAGATATGACCCAACAAAAATGATTAAATTATTAAGACAAAGGCTAAGCCCAGATTTAGTATCAACAAGGTTTGATGAAACTATCCGTGATAATTGTTGTAATATAATTTCGATATCTTTATACTTTATTGGATGCTTACCAGACAATATGGCTAAGTATTTAATGTCGATTGAAAGGACTGTTAAAAATGTTCAAAATAATTTACCAGGCTGGATAGTTCGTATATATCTTGATGAATCTGTTCATAATTGTATGAAAACTATTGAGATTACGAGTTTGGAAAAAAAAGCATATGATTACATAATAAGTGCTCCGAATGTTGAAATATATACTTACAATTGTCCACCAATTCCAGGCGAAAATATTGCCAGAAAAAGAACTTATAGATTTCTTCCATTTTCAGATGAAGATGTTAATATATGTATTGTAAGAGAAGCCGATGGTATAGTATCAAATTGGGACTGTATTCAAATTGATTTATTTTCAAAGAAAAGCGACAAAATGTTTTATTTCCCATATAATGAGATACCTCGTGAAACTATGTCAATGTTTAAATCATATGAGAGGTGGTTATTACTATACAAAGTTATTTTTTGTTATGATTTTTTTTCTAATAATTATATGGGTTATGATTTGTTGGCCGGTTTGTTTGGTATAAAATTAAAATTAAAAAGACAATATTACATTGACACAATTGTAAATTTACGGAATAAAATAGACAATTTTATCCTGAGGGTTTCACCTAATTATGATAATGACGAAGCATATGACGGTCGCGGTAATTATAGATATTTTATTGGAGACTTTACGAATAATACGATTAAAGGATATATGAAAGAAAAAAATGACGTGCTATCCATTGGGTTTGATGAAATTTTATTATTAGAGATGTTCAAAGAAGTGCTTTCGTTCGCTGTATCCCCTGACCACCTTGTTAAACTGATTAAAATTGACAATTATAATGATATAAGGATTGGCGATGAACATATAACAAAATACAATCAATTAAAAGGATATATTCATGATTTTGTTCTTGACGAAAGCACCTACGATAGAAAAATTGTTATTAGTCTTCCTCGTCAAATTGCCTATGTCACAATTAGACAAAGTATATGCGAAGAGTTATACAAAGCAGGAATTATACGTGAATGTAAATATAAAATTAAAATTGATGATATAGAATTTGATCAATGGTTATATTTTATAGATGGACAATTGCTAGATAAAACTAATCGCAAATCAGATAGTTTAACATTTAGTATTACTTTACAATACTATGATTCAACTGATGGCTCAGTTCATGGTAGAGAGATAGTTTCTCATTTATTAAATCGGCCATATAGAAATATGTATGACAAATATTATAATCCTCTTTCACAACATCGTGGAGGCTACAATATAACAAAAATTAATCGTCGGCATAAAAGATATATTCGTGAGTATAAATCTAAACATAAAAGGTGTATTCGCGACTATAAATCTAAACATAAAAAACAACGAACAAAAAATAATAAAACACATCGTCGTTTTCGTGGTATTTGAAAATTGATTATATCTTCATGCGTGTAAAACCGATATAAAACTTCTATCGAACAATCATATTATTACTGTCTGTATTTTAGGAAAATGACGATAACGACGCCGGCGACGGCGAGTTTCCAACTTCACTACCGAAAACATAAATATACACCGGAGAAAATCGAGTCGGCATTATTGTATGATATTCAGAATTATATACCGATTTATTCGAGATTTTTCGACATCAACGAGACCAACTACAACGGAATTCAATTGAATCAACGGTATTATTTACAGAATATCGTCGAACACTCGATTATGGAATCGACGACGGCGGCGACCGACCGCTCGAATTCCACTTCACTAAATCATTTAGAAACGGTGATTGCTGACGATGCTGGAAATACCACGAATGTCCCGATGTTTGTGAAATATTCGCCACTTTTAGACCCGATTCGATATTTGTCTGGGAAATATGAGTCAATACAAAAATCATGCTCTCTTCCTAAATATAATTCGACAACCGACAATTGTGATGATAAGATATTGAACACGAATAATTCCTCTTATGTAGACGGGTTTTTCTCATACTTGACGAGTTGTACGCTTCATACATATGGTGTTGTTCACGCATTAGACTATTATGGCAGTTATCTGTGTAAGCAGCGGGAATTTTCGACTAACGTCTTTGATGATATTGATTATTTGGCGGATTGTGCCTTTTTCAATACAAAAGAGAACGAACTTTTCACGATTGATTATTCACAATTTGGCGATGATGATTCGATAAGTGGCAGTGGCGGCGGCGGTAAATTATTGAATCTTCGAAATAAATTACATCCGTTATTGAATGGCGGCGGAAAGTCCGGCGATGATTATTTATTGAAGGACAATTACTTCAATAAAAAAGACCGTATTTCTATTCTTGACCATGTGGCTGAATGCGAATCTAGTGATGTGAGTGTTGGCGCCGCAGTCAATGTAGCCGAATCGTCAAATGCCGCCGAACCAACCATTACGGTCGACGTCCTTGAAGTAAATATAGACGATTTCGATATTAAAAGCGAATGTGCTGCCGAAATAAAGACATTAGAACCAAAGACGACTACGAGAGATTATAATGACGATGATACATCAGAGTCTAATTCTTCGTATACGACTGACGCAGACGAGGATGACACGGAAGACGACGCAGGCGGCAGCGGCGACGATGACGATGACGACGCGGGAAGCGACCACGGAAGCGACCACGGAAGCGACCACGGAAGCGACGACTATTCAGGCACCGACTACAGCGACGATGAACAAATCATCGTAAAAATCAAGGATTTCCCAATACAGGCGATTTTACTTGAAAAATGTGTAAGCACGCTCGACCATATTATGATGCACGACGAATTGACGAATGAAGAATGGACTTCTCTCTTATTCCAAATCAT